CTTGAGTTCAGCGGCATGGCATCAATTCAGCCAAGTGGCAGGGCTCAGATAACGAATGCACCGGTTGAGGGTGGAAAATATCAGTCCATCAACAAAGTGAAAGAACCGTCTGTTGTCAGGTGCGAAATCATCGTTACCGGGCTGACCGGGTTCTCGGGCGGCATTCCAAATATCTTCGACCTGACATTTACCAGCCAGAGTAGCGTGCTTGAAACCATCAAGACGATGCTGTCTACGGCCAATACTTACGACATTGAGACACCGAAAGAGACGCTTGAGAGCTATGACCTGGTAGATCATTCATACGAGGTTAATTCACAGCGCGGCGTGAGCATGCTGACCATTTACCTGTATTTCCAGGAAGTCATGCAGCAGATGGAAGTGGTCTTGTCCGGCGCTCAGTCTGAAACAAAACCGACGAATGATTCGGTTAGTCAGGGCGTGACAGGTATGGGCGCGTCAACTAAAGACGCTGGCTCTACACCATCAACGGTAGACGAGCTTGGGAAATCCTGGTCATCACTGAAAACATCAGTGTCAGGCATAGCCAAAACAGCGTCAAACGCCATCTCTACAAGCTTCCAGAGCGCTCTTGATACCGTTTCGAAGCCGATACTTGACGTGACTAACAGCGCCACTCAGAAGGCGGCTGAGCTTGCCAAAGAAATTAACGAGAACATCACATGAGAACAATTCCACTTGAGCCGCAGAAGTCACAGTCTGTCTCTGTGGATTTGGCAGGGCAGCGATGCGTCATACGACTGATCCAGCGTGAAAGCTTCATGTATATGGACCTTACCGTTAATGGCAACCCCATCATGCAGGGTGTTCCGTGCCTGTACGGAAACAAGATGGTCCGTTATTCGTATCTCGGGTTTCAGGGCGATCTGGTTTTCCTCGACAACGTGGGCCAGCTAGACCCGGCTTATGATGGGCTTGGTGGCAGGTTCATTCTTTACTACATAGAGGAGAGTGAGCTTGTACAGTAAGCGATCCCTTCGATTTGAGTTTGTGAATGAGACCTCTACATTCGACGACGCGGGTAACAAACAAATATCTATCAGCGAAGCCAAAGCGACGGTATCACTTCAGTCATCGGGTAATCTCTTCGGCACGCAGGTAAACGTAAGCATATTCGGGCTTGGCCTTGAGATGCTGGCTGCATTGTCTTCAAAAGCGATGGGATTGTTCGGCACTGATACAGAGCGTATCAGCATGAAGATTTTCGTGGAGAACACAGCGATTTTTGCCGGGTACATGACATCCTCTATCGCCAATATGAACACCGCACCGAACACTGCACTGATGATTACCGCCACGGCTAACGCTGACCTGCAGAACAAAACCGCGTCACCTTTTTCATTCAATGGCTCTACTCCGGTTACAAGTGTTATCAACGCCATCTGCAAGGCGGCAGGGTACACGCCTTACATTGTGGGGCTGGAAGGGAAAGTAATTTCAAATCCCCACTATGAGGGGAGCGTATTTGACCAGTTACGGGCAGTCTGCGACGACCTGAATATAGCCATGTCTGTCGCCCCACCGTCGATATCGTTCTGGCCGCAGGAAAGCACAAAGGACGATGTGAAGCCCCTAATCTCACCAGAGTACGGGCTAATTGGATATCCGGTCTTCTCAAATGGCGGCGTGATGTTCCAGACGCAGTTCTCAACGCTTCTGACAACAGGTCGAGACATAGAGCTGCAGACAACTCTTCCTCACGCCAGTGGCGTTTATAAGCTCACAAGCGTAACGCATGAGCTGTCATCGTGGATGGAAGACGGTCCCTGGCATTCGGTGTGCATAGCAAACAGAAAATTAGAAGAGGCGTCCAGTGGCTGACTATTTATTTACGCCAACCAGTGCGCAAACTAGTGATGCGGAAAACCTCTCATACGTATTTAAAAAGCTCCTTTCAGGGGCTTTTTTTATTGAGCTTGTTGAGGTGACGGCGATTCGAGGAACTGCTCCAAATCTGGTGGTGGATGTTATTCCGCTGGTCACCAGGACGGACCCGTCAGGCGCCACTATCCAGAACTCGAAAATCTTCAATGTTCCGGTGTTCAGACTTCAGCGCGGCGCTAGTGCAGTCATCATGAATCCTGTGCCGGGCGATATCGGCATGATCGCCATCTGCGACCGTGACAACTCAATAGCCAGAGCAAATCGCAAGCAATCTGTACCTGGAAGCAAAAGGACGCACAGCAAATCGGATGCGCTTTATCTCGGCGGATTCCTTAACACCCAGCCATCACAGTTCATTGAGTTTGCAGACGGTGCAATAAACATCACTACGCCGAACCCGGTAAACATAACCTGTTCGTCAGCGAACATCACAGCGCCTGATGGAGTGAATGTCACCACACCGACAATGCACGTTACCGGAAATATTACCGCAGGCGGAAACATCACCGACAACAACGGCACACAAAGCGCTTCACTCAAAACCCTGCGTGACAACTATGACCAGCACAAACATCAGGTACCGGGTGTTCAAACTGGTATCTCTACTGTCACATCAAACACCACGGATAAACCAGCATGACCTACAGAACAATGCAATTAGACGTGTCTACATGGGATTTAACGCTGGATGGCAGTGGCAACATTGCGATCGCTGACGAGTCATATTCCGTTGCTCAGGATGTTGCCAGCGCATGCCTTGTCTTCTCTGGTGAGTGCTATTACGACACCACACTCGGAATTCCGTGGAAAACAGATGTCCTCGGCAAGCGTCCGACGCCGAGCTTTATCCAGCAGAAGTTGCAAACCGAGGCGCTCAAATTACCGATTGTTGACCAGGCTCTGGCGAACGTCTTCTTTGATAAAAACACCCGCAGTATGCGCGGAACTATCCGTGTGACCGACATTAATGGAAACACAGCGCAGGCCACACTATGACGACATTAAATACTGCAGTACCCGATGTAACCATTACAGAGAACGGCCTGTCAGTGCCTGATGTGGCGGATATTCTTTCTGGTCGCCTGACAGATATGACCACGGCACTAGGCGGTGGGGCAAGTCAGTCTCTAAGCTCACCGCAAGGCCAGATTGCACAGTCAGACACAGAAATAATCGCTCAGGAATACGACAAACTTCTCTGCCTGTTTAACCAGGTCAACCCAGATTACGCAACCGGGCGATTCCAGGATGGGATAGGGCGCATCTATTTTATGGATCGCATCTCTGCTCAGGGGACAGTAACTACAGGAACCTGTATTGGGCAGGCTGGAACAGTAATTCCTGCGGGTAGTACCGCCATCACTACAGATGGTTATATCTATCAGGCCATAGATAACATAACTATTCCCTCAGGTGGTTCGGTTGATGGCGCGTTCGTTAACACAACCACCGGACCTATTCCTTGCGCTGCTGGCTCACTAAATCAAATCTATCGCGCTGTTCCGGGATGGGATGCGATCACAAATGCAAACCCTGGTGTTGTTGGTGTTGATGTAGAGTCGCGCATTGCGTTCGAGACGCGCAGGCAACAATCAGTTGCCAGAAACAGCCGTAACCAGGATGCATCAGTTTTATCGGCGCTGCTCGCAACTAGCGGGGTTCTGGATGCTTATGTCTGGTCAAACCGTACAGCAGCAACAGTTAACAAAGGAACGACAAACTACCCTGTTCTTGCTCACTCCATTTTTATATCGGTATATGGAGGTGCAGACGCAGATGTAGCCCAAGCGATATTCGGCACGTATAACCCAGGAGCGAACCTTAACGGAACAACGCATTACACAGTTTATGATAATGTTAACTACCTTCCACCATATCCCTCATATGACATGCAATGGCTGAAGGCATCTCCGACAAGAGTCTATTTCAAGATTCAGATTGATGCTTCATTAAATCCGCCAAGCGATATAACCACACAGGTAAAAAACATGGTTATTACTGTGTTCAATGGCGAATATGACGGAATTGGAAAGGCCAGGATTGGCTCAACAATAAACGCCGGTAAATATTACGCACCAATAATCTCAATCAATCCTGACACGGTTGGTGTGCTGTTACTTCAGGTTTCATTAAACGGAACCACATTCACTCCGTCTGTGACGATGGGTATCGACCAGGTGCCAACTATACAGGCATCGGATATCACCGTAACACTGGTTTAATGGGAGGGCAATCATGTGGAAGGACACTATCCTTACGCAATACTCAGCCAGCCAAAAGTTACTCTCAATAATTGACACATTTGATCAAGCCATAAGTCTCGACGATTTTACAGATGAGTTTATTGATAAAGTCTGGGACCTAACCACATGCGAAACATATGGACTGGATGTATGGGGGAAAATCGTCGGCATAAGTAGATATGTAACTGCGCCAATAGAGAGCACATCTTTTGGCTTCGGAGAAGCTAACGATTCAGATCCGGATTATCCTACTCCATTTAATGATGCACCTTTTTTTGGTGGAGCACAGGAAACAACAAATGTCAGGCTGGAAGATGATGCATACAGGACTTTAATTCTGTGCAAAGCATTCACAAACATTAGCATTGCCACCATTCCAGAAATAAACAGATTTCTCAAAATGCTTTTTTATCAACGAGGAATGGCATATTGCGTCAATTATCGAGATATGACGATGGGGATCACCTTTGAGTTTGAATTAGCCCCTTATGAAGAATCAATCCTGACAAATTACGAAGTAACTCCAGTTCCAAGTGGAGTTCTTGTAAATATCAGACAGGTGGTCAGCCCTTACTTCGGATTTGCATCAGATGCATACCCATTCAATGACGGAATTTTCTACAGAGAATAATTATGAACCGTACTGATTCACCAGCAAAACAACCAAAACCGTTCGGTGTAAACGGCCCGAGGGAGCCACTCCTGTCTACGACTCCAGCCGGGGACAATACAGCTTCCTATGACGCCGGATTTCCGCCAATTACTATGACATTAAAGTCTGCAGGTGGATTGCCTCCAAAGGGGCAAGACATGAACCAGATACTATACGAGCTCTCTGCGTTATGTAGGTGGTCCAGTGCTGGCGCCATAAACACCTATGATTCCGCATTTGCGTCCTCCATAGGCGGGTATCCATCTGGCTCATATGTGTTGGGTAATGACTTAAAAACTGTCTATCGATGCACCACAGATGGAAATACAGCAAATCCAAACTCAGTTACAACAGGATGGGCAAAGGTGGCGCAGGATATAGCTGACATTCTCGCCCTTGGCACCGCATCGACTAGAAATGTAGGGATAGGGACTAACCAAATCCCTGACATGTCCTTTTTTGGCGGAACCAGTTCTAGTAGCGGATATCAATATTTCCCAAATGGGAACTTGATTCAGTGGGGTACTATCGGCCTTAACTCTTCACCCTCAGGAACTACTATTGGAGTATTCCCTATAGCATTTCCCTCAACTGGCTACCAGATAGTCGTAACACATGACAACCCACTCGATGGTACGCTTGCGTATGGAGCCGCAAGCATTATTAGCCCGACACAATTTAGAGTGAACGCATGCGCAATTAACACGAGCACATTTACCCTGAATCCAGGCTATGCAATGACACTTCGCTGGTTTGCTATCGGAAAATAAAATGAACAGATATCTATATGATTCGGTAACCAATGCCTTTTATCCATTTGCATCGAAGGCCATCTACCTAGAAGCTGGTTCTTGGCCTGCTAATGGAGTAGATGTTGATGAAGAAACTTACGAGGAGTTTAAAAATCCACCTACAGGAAAGATGAGAGTACCTGATAGTGAAGGCAACCCATCTTGGGTAGATATTCCGCCCGCTCCTAATGAAGATTTACGAAAAGCAGCTCTTTCTATGCTAAGCAATACCTATCAGGATGATATAGAAAAACTCAACAGGGCGTGGCTGGCTGCTGCCGTTAATGATGGTGTAAATGAAACGACAAAAAAAGATGCAGTTTTAGTGCAGATTAATGCAAGAAAATCGCAGTATGCAACAGACAGGGCAGCAATTATTGCTCAATACCCATAGCTGAGTGGAGAAACGCATGCAAGACAATGAATCCTCACAAACTAACGAAGTACAGTCATCTTCTGAAATAACTGAAGTTAGATTCTGCCATATTTGTGGAACACAAATGTATCAAGGGATGCGCTATGGATTCCTTTGTTGGATTTGTCCTGAGTGTGACTTTGATGAGCCTGTGTGAACAATAGCATTTTTAAAGAAAGTTAAGCCCACTTCGGTGGGCTAATTGAATTTTACCGGAACTTATCAATCTGAAGGTATCTCATTAGCCCTAATCTAGACGCCTCTTCTGATGCGTCATCATTTGCTTTCAGATAAAAAGAACGTGCTACTGGGTATGGTGCCATCTCGGATGGTAAAACAGAATATGTAAATGACTTGCCTTTATCTTTTATATTACATTTTATGCTCCACTGATGTTCGTTGCTTACAGCGCCGGAGCATTCGGTTGGGCCATAATAACTCGATAGGTATGAACTTAGTCGAGTAACAGCATCCTGAACATAATCAGGTTTGCTCTGCATATAGCCGATAGAACCCATAGAAAGTACAACAAACGAAATTGCTGATGCTGATAAAATTAGATTCCGATTCATACAAAGAATTCCTAGCAATGTGAATATGAAAAGCCGCTGATGAGCATTCGCAGATCGTAGCTATATACATTTTAATGGCTTGATAATAGTGGATTGGCCCCTATATTTCCATACACTTTTTATCACTTAACCCATGACTGGTTCGTCGCCGCAGATATTCCCGTGGCGAACGATACCCCAGTGCACTATGCGGATGCCATTCGTTGTAATGT